ACACGAGCCGGGTCAGGGTCGCGAGGGCTTCCAGGGTTTCTGCCTTGGGGTGTATGCCGAGTCGGCCTGTCGCGTTGATATAGTGCCGCACGGTGTCCAGCGCCCGCAGCCCGTCGCGCTCCTGGTCCTGGTTAGGCCTCCGATCTCGGCTGTTAGGTTTTGGATTCATTTCTCGTCTCCCCCTTGCTGCAAGCGGTAAGAAGTGGGCGTTTTAGAAAGCACCACGCGATACTGGTTTTATGGGGGTCATGGTATGCAGACACCAACTCCCACCCCTCTGCGCCTAATTCATTCAACAATGCTTCGATACATTCACCAGGGTGCTCGCACGTCGTTTTATACTCCCACTTCATGGCTGCTCCTTAGTGGTGGGAAGCGGACGCCCCATTGAGTCGACGGTCGGCTCAGAGCAAAGCTTGTCCATTAATTTGCGGAGGCGCTTCCTGTTGGTCTCAGAGCACTTGCCGCACCGAGTCTTCCCAGGGTGCCCGGGCATGGCTTCGGCGTATTCCATTCCGTGTTTTTTACAGATCATGACTGCCCCTTAGATCTGGCTCGGCGTTCCAGGTCGCACATCTCGCCCTCTTCCCTGACCTGATAGAACGCGCCCTGCCAGAAGATGGATATCTTGCTCTTGGCTTTGTGTTTTATTTCCCCAAATACCACCCCGCGCCCCAACGACAAGCCAAGGGTGAAAGCCACCAAGATCAAAATACCGCCGATTGTGTAGAGAGTTATCACGTCACTTCTCCTGTCCGGATCCGGCCTTCGCCTTTAGTTCTGCCTTCTGTTTCGCCCTGGCCAACGGCCCGCGCCGCTTGTGCGTGCCCTTGCGCCATCCAAGGTGGCGGCGGATCACGCTGTGATGGATGCCTATGATTTTCTGAATCTTCGGCCATGAGCAACTCCACACTCAACCAAATCAGCCACCGCGCACCCGGCAAACCCAGCGCCTGGATCCGCAACCATGTGCCGGTCGCCGCGCCAGTGGTTCGGGTCGCCGTCGTAGGGTATGCCGCACGTGGAGCAGCGGTGGACGCAGGCCCCGCACACCGCCAGCACCAGGACCGCGTCCCGTTTTAGCTCGGCGAACCTGTGACAGACGGGACACCAGCCCCATCCGCACTCCGGGCACGTCGGGCGGTGGTCATCGGCCTCGCGCTGGAACTTGTGGCCGCAGTGGTCGCATGTGTCGCGGACTGGCGGCGGGGCGTCGTAGGGGTAGCCGGTCACGAGACCGCCCCCAAGTGCCACAGGAGCCGCCAGGCGATCCCCTCGTGCGCGTACCTGGTCTCCTCACAGCCTGGTGTCGCGCAGGAGCCGCCCCAGAGGCCGTCCTTGGGTCTGAACTCATGATCGAGCCGCGGGGCCAGGAGGGTGCTCAGGGCGCGGTAGGTGGCCAGGCGTCTGGCGTATGCCTTCAGGCGGGCGCCGTTGCCTTGTTGGTGGGTTGTGCTATTCTGTTTGGACATCTGATCTCCTTGTTTCAAGCCAGGCCCTGTTCACGCGGGGCCTGGTGTACCTGAGTAATACGCGTCGTACGTCCAGTGCATCCTGTACTCGTCGGGACCGAACCTTTCGAGGCCGTGATCGTAGCTGCCGCTGGTGTTGTATCTACCCATCACCACCTCCTCACGCGTAGTGCGCATGGTCTGGGCAATAATGCCACTCAAACCTAGCGGACCCAGGACCCCCGGGGGGTTCTATCTGCACACGCTTCATCCACCCGCTACTGCTAATCTCCGGATGCGGTTTAATCGTGGCGTCACAAGCGTCACACTCCAGTCGCACAAGAAACCTCCTGCCGGTACCCTCTTCAACTGCGTAGACCTTAGCCATCGATCGGCCCCTGCGGCAGAAGCGCCCAGTGTTTGCCGTCCCAGTAATACCACCCCAGGTCAGTCTCGACGTACCAAGCGTTGCGCTCCGTGTTGTAGCGCATGGAAAGAACCTCCTTACCGGGAGGATCAGAGAAGCTGTACTGTTTGAGAATACGTGCATGGTGCTCCGTCATCCGCATCGTCATGCCTCCTCCTCCTCATGTGCAGGAAGTTGTAGCTTCTCCCCCACCGCCAGCGCGTGCAACTGCCGAATAGACGAAAGGCCAAGACGCATCACCGCTGACATCGTGAACGCCTCAATCTCCGCCTTGCCTGCCACGACAACCTTCTCCGCAGCCTCCTTGAAGGACTCAACGGCAAAGGGGCGGTTGGCCTCCACCTCGCGCATCACGTACTCCAGGACACCTCGTAAGTGCTCGCGGTCTCCCTTACCGATGCGTGACTTCCTGAGTAGCGACAGCCCGTGGTCAACCTTCGCCCGGAGCTTATCGACGATCTCCGCCTGGTCCTCAACGAAGCCACGCACAACCCTCTCAACCTCTGTCTTCATCGACGGTGCGATGCCTGGCACAGATTCACCACCGAGACGCGAAAGCGTACAGGGGACACCCTCTCCCATGTTGGGCGTCGTAAGGAACTCTGCGTATTGTGCTTGGCTCAGGTGCACTTCAACGATGTTGCGCCCCGAGGAAAACCAATACCTCAAGAGGTGAAACCGTCGCTTGCTGTGTTTGATTTTGATGCAGATGAAAGTACCGTGGTCTTCGATTGCGGAGCCATACAGCTTGGCGTGGCCCTGCACGCGAGTCACACTGATCTGTCCGTACGCCGGATGTGTCTCCAGCTCTTCAGTCTCTCCTGGAGTAGTGCCCGGGACCTTGGTGATCTTCGGTTCGCGAGTGGGGGTCATCAGCGCAGCTCAGCTATTACGTCGGATGAGTTCATCGACCCTCTCTGCCTTTGTGGGACCCTCGCTCCAACCCTTCTCCGGATCAGGGGCCTCAATTTGTTGTACTCGGTTCAGCGTCGTGGGGTGGAGAATCCACAAGCTCCCATCCGCGAATCGCTTCCGGGGCCACGACGATCTCTTCTTCGCACGATCCCGCGTGAGGCGGTCCAGCGCACGTTTCAACGACGCACGCCGCTGCTCCTTCGACTTTCTCTTGGGCATCTATTCCTTTTTTAGCTTAAAGTGGTGTATGGCCAAAGATCATGTAACCAAATTCGACGCTGTAGCGGGTGGTATCGTAACAGTAACAACCTCCGACAACATCGAAGATTGTACCAACGCCGCAGATGTCGTGGCAGTCAACGATGTTGTTTACCTCAACGCGGACAACCAAGTAGCCAAGGCAAGTGCCACTAGCGCGCACAGGGTATTTGGGATCGTCTTTGAGATAACCGACTCCACGCATTGTCGTGTTATCACAGGCGGATTGATTGAAGGCTTCAGCACTGGAATGTCAATCGGCGACGACTACTTCCTGGCGGAGAATGGTGCACTGCACCTGGTCCCCGACCCCTACCACCACCGCATCGGTTTTGCGTTCAACGCTACGGACCTGTTCCTCCGCATCGAGAAGCCCCAAGCAGTTGTCATGGGCTCGTGTCTGGTCACCACTCTCGGGGGAATAACGTTAACCACAAAAGATACGTGGTACTCGTGGACGGGGCTTTCTCCTGCGGTGTGGGCGGATGTAGATGAGGACTTGTTCACTCACGCGGATGGCGTCCTAACCCACATCGGCGGTGCACATTGCTGGGCGCTGTGTTCCTGCCACATCTACGCTTCATCCACTACGATAGGGCCGTACCACCTCGGTATTTCACACAACGGGGATGACCCTGACCTCTACAGCACCATGCGCTTAGCTGGAACAGCTAACAGCTTCACCATGCAAAGAGCCATTTATGTGGCAGAGGGCGACACATTGGAACTTATGATGCAGAAGCCCGGTGTAGACGGCTGTTGGGTACAGGTCAATACCGGGTCCTGGTTCTCTGCGGTGGGCTTGAATCTGAAGTAGCAACCCCAACGGGATTTGAACCCGTGTCACCGGCGTGAAAGGCCGGTGTCCTTGGCCATGCTAGACGATGGGGTCTAAACAACAGGGGGAACTCCTCCCCTGCTGCGGCAGTTTACAGCATGAACATCATTCCGATCCAGAGCGCGATGACGACAGCGCCACCAACGGTCTGAACCAACTCTTGTTTGTCTTCCCGCGTCATGTACAGTCCTCCGGGCATTCTCTTGTACCCGTTAGAAGCGTTTCTTTGTGACGTACACGCGGTCCTCGTTGTCCCAATCCTCCCACGTATCGCCGTTGTCCAACTCCAGACTACGCACGAACTCAGTGGGGTGCTTGATGACCTTGATGACCGTCAGACACTCACTCTTTTTCGGCGGTGTGTCTGTGGTGAGCGTAACGAGCATGTCACCCTTCTTGACCTTCTCTACCTTCTTCAGGGTGAGACCAGCGGGGAGCTTGGATGTCTTAGTTTTGCGTTTCGCCATCTGGCTCTCCCACGAGGTGGCTCAAAAGCTGATGACACTTCTGCTCATATGTCTGGATCCGCTCTTCAAGAGAACGCACCAGCGCCACATCCTTCGTGATGCCCGCCTCCAGCTCCATGAACTGGCGCAACCGTTGAAAACGATCAGTGGTTGACACATCAAGGCCCAACTCCTTCGCGCGTATGTGCACACGCGGGTCCCACCCACCATTGAGCTGCGACGCCTGTACGACGACAACCTTCGGTCCTGTACTGGTATCCGCCATCAGCCCACCTTCCATTCGTTGGGTTTTGTCGCCATGGTACCACCACGCGTCATGGGCAGACCCCCGGGCGCGTGATCACGATAGAACGTCGCAATAGCGTTCTTGCAGTGCTGACTGCCTGGCGTGAAGTCCCGGCACACCTTGGGGCGCCCCTCGTAGACATCGCAGCGACAATCCACGAGGACACGCCCCTTGAGCGCGATGCACGCGGGGCCGTCTGGGTGTGACTTGTTCACCCGAAGACCTTGGTAGAAGTGTCCATGCAGGTCAGGAGAGCACACGTAACGCTGGTACGCCTCGGGGAGTCGCTCCAAGTCCGCGTCAGTCACCTCAGCGTAGTAGTTGCTGGCGTGACCGCCGCTCGCCGGAATGTCGGAGAGGCAGCAGATGCCACACTCTTGGCAGTTGAATTCCTCTGGCATGACTACGCCAGCTCGTCGAGGTAGCGCTGGACGAAACCCTGCTCGTGGCCCAAGGCAACCCACTTCCAGAAGCCACGACTCAGCTCAGCGGCGTCGACGCGCGCCAGGAACTCGGTGCACTCCTTGTCGTGCTGCGCCACCACGCGCTCACCCGCGTCCTGCAGCGTATCCACCAACTGCTTCACCACCCCGTTCTCCCGCCGCAGCCGGTACACCTCATCCTGCAGCGCGTTGACGTCCTCGGGGATGTTGTTCCCCTCAGCCCAGAGCGCGCGGGTTTCCTCATCCATGGGCTCCTCGGGGGACTCGCTGGTGACACCCGCGTACATGGACTCAGCCGAGTCATTCGCCTGAATGGCCGCGTTGTGGTCCACGTGATCCACGGAGGACGCATGCATCTCCGCCTCCTGCTCGGGGGTGAGGAGCTTCTTGAGAGGGGCGTTCTTCACCGCCTCAGTGATCTCCGCGCCCTTGCCCGTGCCGACGTTGAGTGCCATCGCCTTGAGCTTGTTGCTCTCCCACTTCCTCTTGCACACCTGGAAGTACGCCTTGCTGACCGGGCACTCACCCTTGAACGCCGCGACCCACCACCCGGAGAAATCCTCGAAGGTGAGGGTGGGATCCGTGTCCAGGTACCGGTGGATCATCTTCGCCTGGGAGTCACCCTTCTGCGGCTGCACCTTGGTCTTGGGGGTAAACCCTGGCTCCTTCTGAGGGAGCACCGCCGCTTCCTCACCCAGCAACTCGATACGCTGCTTCTTGTACATGCTCTTGGCCTGGATGTAATACTTCTTCTTCACCGGGCAGATAGCGCGCTTGCCCTTACCCTGGGCCTTGCGCCACTCGTTGGTGAACTGCACGTAGTTCATCTTGACCCACGTACCATCTGCCGCGTGCTCATTGAGCACATCCCACACCTGCTGCTGCAGGCTCGGTCCTTTCTTCTTTTTCATTTCTACGTCTCCGGATGGTTGTACGGCTGATACGTCGCCGCGTAGTTCTTCGCCACAGGCAGCTCTTCGAACTGACGCCATTCGCGCCACAAATCCTCAAGGAACCGCTGCAACATGTAACGCTTCGCCGCTTTGTCCCGGTGGCTTCCATTCATACCCCAGGGGGCGGGTCCACCTGACCCACCGCAGTTGCGACACTCGTGTCCGTAGAATGTACCCTTGCCTTTGCAAGCCATGCAGATGGGGACCATGGTGGTCTCCTTCCGCTGCTTGTAGTTGTTGTAGTGTGTGACGTACGGCTCTGTGCCGTGCTGCAGGAACTGATTCGCGATGCGGTCTGAACGGCACTTGCGGTACGAGGATACCTGGGTAGCAGGGAGTGCACGCCCGTTGCGGGGTGCTACGCCCCACCAGGCCCACAGGGATGAGGGGTGTGGGGCCTTGCTAATATCGATCTCCCCAATCAGCGCAGCGCCGAGCGCCGGGCCAATCCCTTTGATGTCCCGCAACCAGTGCTGCCAGAACTCCTCTTCCTTGAGCGCCAGATGCATCCGTCGGTACAGGTCCTTCTCCGACACATTCGCAACGTGGATCATCTCCCGCGCGAAGACCGGCGTACGCCCCTTACCCACCACCTTGAGCAGCTCGATACGACACTGCTGGGTGTGGTGGTAGACACGCGCCACCTGAGCCAGCTCCGAGTAAATGCTCTTCTTGACCACCACCTTGCGCACTCTGGTTGCCCTCTTCTTGGGCGCCACCTTCTTCTTGGGCCTCATGGCATTTAGGGCCTCCTCTGCCCTCGCTCTTCCGGCGTCAAACAACTCGCCGGGTGCTCCATCTCATCATACTGCTTGTCCGAGATTCTTCCGTCTTTGCACAAGCCGTCTGTGAAATCGTTGAACGCCTCGCACCGTGCTACGTAGTCAATCTTTCTATCCTGCTCGTAGGTGTCACGCACACCCGGAAGTACGCACTGCGTGAACTCGCGAACCACCTGGGTCCACGTCATGTAACGACTCACATCCCTCCTACAAAGAAAACGTGCACCGCCCCCGTATCCTGCCGTCCCCGCAGGGACGACGAGTTGGACATAAGGGGCAGTGCACCGATGGGATAACGACCTCCGCGCGATCCGTGATGCGTCGCCGGGGGTTGGGAGTGGCGCGCAGACTCTTCCGGAGATACGGGCTAATGTCAGCCCCGCACAAAGCCTACGGCCCCCACGTGTTAGGGCTCGCTGGGTCGACGCTCGCCGGTCTTGGAGCGTCGCCTTTGAGTGGCGAGTTACTGCGGTACTACTTCTCCTCCTCGTTGTGATGTCGTGTAAAGGTGATTCCGGACTCCCCGGATACCACCCGCCGCTCCCACCACACCCGCCGAAGCAGGTGCAGTGAGGGCGGTCTTGTCTTGTTGGTCGTCGCACCCGCTACGCGGGGGCCTCCTCCGTCTCCAGCGGACCCTCGAACGGCGTCTCCACGACCTCCTCCTCCTCCTTGGGCGGCACGCTGGTGGGGTACATCCACAGGGACGGCGCCTCCAGGTCGCGGTCGCCGAAAACGACGCAGGGGATGTTCTCGTCCGGGTCCGCGTCGCCCGTGGGGATGACGACACCGTGACCCGAAGCAGCGGACACCGTGCCAGCGGCAGCGAGAGACACACCACGCTCGGCCTTGGTGGAGGCGAAGTCCAGCTTCACCGACGCCCATGCGCACGCCTTGCCCATCATGCGGAAAACGAACCCCAGGGCGGCGAGCACCATCGCCGGGACCCCGAAGACGAAGGCACCCATCATGCACAGCACGACCGCCACGACGGCCACGATGACCAGCACCATGCTGAAGGAGTACGCCAGGCCACGCAGGGCCACAAACTTCGCACTGAGTTCTTTCTTCATAATTCCCTCCGTAGGAATGTGGTTGAAGAATGGCTGCTCATCTTCTCGCGGTAACGAGAACACTTATTACGGTGTGGGGTCGAGTTGATGAGCGAATTAAGACACTCGACCTTACTTTCTTGTACCTGTTTGGGTGGTTATTTTTGAACGATTTACGGCATAAAAAAACGGGGGTTACGGCCCCCGTTGTACTGCTCACACCAGCCCGCGCTAATGCACCTGCACCCAGCGCCAGGGCTGAGGCGTGGTGTAGTCACGCGGGTCGAACGCCCCGAAGATGGGCTCATCCATGTTCACGCGACGACGCAACCCGTACCGCGTGGACGAGAAGGACTGCGTGTCCTCCAGGATGACGCTGTCAATGCCCAGCAGCACCTCGGCCATGAAGAAAAGGGACCGGGTATTGCGCACGTCGCTCTCGCGCCGCTCGTACAGCTTGTGCAACAGCGGAACCATGTCTGGGTTCACCAGCAGGACCTGGGTGAGCGCCTGCTCAACCACAGCACCCTTCGCCGCCAGGTAACGGTTGTCCGATGCCCCAACAACCTTGAACCACGCCTGCTCAGCGCCATACTGGATGATATCCAGAACCAACTCTGCTACATCTTTCATGATGTATTGCTCCTCTCTCCGGATGAGAGATCATTACGCCTCGTCACTCTATAAGGGCACGGTCGATAAGACGAGACGTGTTCAATGGTTGAACACTCGACCGCATATTCTTGTACCTGTTTGAGTATCATATTTTTAGGATCTAAAAAGCGGCGTGGGAGCGCCGCAGTGATGCCTTATGTAATGGGGCCAGAGACCAACTTCGAGGTGCAAGCTCGAAGTTGGTCTCAGCAGGCAGTAATAGCATCTCCCTCACCCCGGAGATGCCGAGCACTGCCGAAGGTCTAATACCGACGTTGCGCCGGTCGCTCTAGGAGCACGCATCACTTGTTGGTACTTACTTACTACAAACAACCACGATACTTGAATCTCCCGCTCCTGCTGGTGTGGGACAGTTTTGTGGGGTAGTACGTAGGCCACCCCACAAAGTCTCGTGACCATCCCGCCAGGCTTGGTGGGGTGGGTAAGAACGCCCCACGGCGCAGTATGTGCCTAATACGTGGGCGTAGCACCCACACGCCGCCAGGACGTACTATCGTGGTGATTCCTTCAGTTGACGATCCAGGTGGGGTTCACGAGGTGGGGACTAACCTCGTGAGCTTCACCCAGTCGCCGTAGTGCCCGGTACACGACCTTCGGTCGTAGTCCGGGTCAGGCATTTGTTACTACTCCCTGCGAGCGTGTCGCTCGCCGTGCATGCTAGTACACACGAATCACCGGTCTCACTTCACTATCCCTCAGAGGGTTCTTTTAATAAGGCGTGCGCCGCGATGTTTGTGGAAGGGATGTCGCGTAGGCATGGGTGTAGTCACTTTGTCAAAGTGTCTGTACCCAGGGCGTCCACGTGACATCACTCCACGTGTATCAGCGAAGCTACCCCGTGGGCGGTGCGCCCACCACTTACGTCGTGCGTTGAGACCTAGTTTTGAACTAACGCGCTTACTTGTCTGTCACCGGAGATTGACCTATTCGGCTGAGGTGTTGGTGGAGTCCGGCACGAGCCGGACGCCCAACATATTCAGCGATGTCGCCCTTTTCGTTTATATGGGTGTAGCACCCACCACGTATCAACAACCACTAAGCGCGAGTTGCTAGAGCTAGAGAATGTGGCGAATCACTTCGTCGCGCCCTCTGCTTCGTGGGGTGTGACATCGGCGCGCGGCACCTTGCGCGACAATGTCGCATATCGTGAACCGGAGTTCAGTACCGTATGTGGGCGTTGCACCCACGCCACGTCCTGTGAACCAACTACACGCTTTCGTATGTACCTTATTCGCTTATTGGTGAGGAGGGAGCCCTCCTCGTCGTTAAAGGTGCAAATACACACCCGCCGAACAACCCTCGCATGTATTTGTACCGTAACGCGGGGGAGGTGCGTACGCCCGAACAACTCACCGAGGTTTCTACCACTCTACGGTGTCGTTTCAACACCTGTGAATTCGTTGACCGAATAAGGAAACGCTCACTAACAATTTTGACAGGGCGGAGTCGCGTAGGCTTCGGGAGACTCAGTGTTCCGAAGTCTAGGTGGCTCCGCACAAAGATGTTCTGGGTTCGGATACGGTGGAGGAGCCTCGCTTTATCGGCGCCGCCTTAGCAAGCTGATTGAGGCGACGATATCCGAAGCTCCACCGCGTATCGTGTACCTGGCGACGTTTCGTCACCACCACGTCTGTGACGTGTACTGAGCGTTCAGGTTGTTGCTTTGGATTAGGACCCCAGTGGAGAGCGAATCGCAAGTTCGGATCACGTGATGACAGTGCTTTTGAGCACAGACTCAAAGGGATCCGTGCGCAGCGAGTCGCGATATCTTGATGAATGATCTAACTGCACGTCCAAGACGTAGTCGTCGGACTGCACCAGAGGGAAGTTAGATCAGACGGCAAGATCTCCTGAGCAATCACGTGGGCGTAGCACCCACACGCGCGCAGCGTACCAACAACCAGTTTACGGCGTAAATCGTACCTTATCCTCACTAGGGGCTGTCATCGACCAAGATGACCTATTGCTGAGTGTGGGACGCGCTAGGCGAAGCCTGAGCGGCGTACCGCATGTAGCGTGTGCTGCTTACTACTTGTGGTGGCGGTGCGCCACCTATGTAACCGACGTCGGTTAACGACTGAGGACAAAACACTCGCTTGAGTCTCTAAAAGGTGTTGTTCAAGCACGGCAATTGAAGGGGTCAAAACACGCTTTGCACCGCCGCAGCGGGGCAGTGTTTTGGGAACTACAACTGTCGGGGATGGATATAACACCTCTAACAGTAATGGTGGTGTTGCACCACCGCCTGACCTGATCAGGTTTACCGAGTGTGTACTGTGAAGCGCTGACTTCATTTTACGATAGAAACAGATAGTGGGATGTCACACGACATCCGCTTTGGTGTGGCGGTCATCTCCGGGTGTCCCCGGGGACTGGCCTACCGCTACGGCGGAGACACTACTGTGTGGACTGCTCTTATCCCGCGCATCCTTCCGCTGACGTTACGTCAGCTCCCTGGGAACCTGGCCAGGCTTTCTCAGCGCTACTTACTTCTTGTTGAACATCGCCACCATATCGGCGTACGAGGAGGGCTTGAACTGCTTGAGGATATCGAAGGAATTGTCTTGTAGGATGGAGAGTCCCATGAGTGTGACCGTGGGAAGTGTTCCAGGAGCCATCACGCCACCTTGCCCCGCCGCACGCATAAATGCGACCGACGACTTGAGCACATGAGCCTCTGCCTCAGTGGTGTCTGGAGTAGCCACGGTGTGCCCTGAATCCTTGGCGCAGTCCTCGGCGGGGGAGATGACGCAGTGGAAGCGACACATCGCCGGGCGGTACTTGTAGATGGTGCAGTCGTGTGTCTTCTCATCCACGAACCCACACATATTGTTGCTATCGAACCAATCTACTGCAGATACCTTATCCTGGAACTTGGCCTGGAATTCCAGCACGGACAGGAGCGACATCAACTTCTCTTTTGGGTAAAGTTTGAGGAGGTAGCGAGCGATAACCAACCCTTCGGCGACCGTGGCAAGGACCTGCTGCTTACAACATGCAGTGCACCCACGCGTGCAGGAGACGGTTTCACCCTGTGCCTCCTCGAATGCTTGTATCTTGCGCAGAAAGCGCTGATGCACGAGGTCCAACATATCCTCGAACACGTCAAGAAGTAGGTTCAGCTCTCCACAAGGTGCGTAGTGCCCGCGCTTGGTCAGTCTTCTGCTCTTGTAGCCCTTCGGCTTCTTCCTCGGCTTCTTTGTCTTCTTGGGCACGCCACTCCTCCCTGAGTTTGTCGTATTCCTTTCGCATGCTGTGAAACCGTCGACCTCCATCAGGTCTCTGGTTGTCTTTAGGGTCCGACAATATACGCCAACCCGCGTCGTCCTCCGTTCCACGCCCACAGAACCACGCCTGGCACGTAATGGGCCTCGTAGCGTAGATGGAGCAGCGGCAACCCTTGAGGAAGGGACAATCCCCGTCATCGAAGTGCTTGAGGTACGTGTATGTGTTGGGGCGAAACACCCCAAAGCCCGACGCAAGGTTAGGCGTCTCCTTCTCCCCGGGCTCTGGTGCCATGGAAGCGTTGCGTATGAGCCCCCGGAAACGCCACAACCTGTCCCGAGGATACACGCACACCTCGAACACACGGCAGCAGCGAGCGTCGCACGTCGCACACACCTCGTGGGATGTCTTGTTGTCGTGGGAGAATGCACTGTGGGGCCAGCGGTCATCAGGGCCAATCTCGTGGTCGTCGAAGTCGGACTCCACGATTGTTTTTAGCCTCTCCACAAGCTCTGGCTCTTCAGCCTCCACCTCTTGGACGGCCTTAATGCACTCTTGCAGCTCCACCATCTCGTCTGGGGTGATGACGCCACGAGGGGTGATGGTGTCCTCTTCGCTAAGTGCTTGTTGCTCCCCCTTGAATGTTTTGAGAGACATGAAGACACCGTCAGCCATCGAGCATCTCCAGCACGCTCTCCGCCAGAAGCGCAGCACCCTTGACTCGTAGGGGGTCTCGGTTGTCCTGCGCCAACGTGGAAACCTCTTCAGCCAGCTTGCGCAGCAGCTCGTGTTCCATGGTTAGGCGTGTGGCCCACACCAACGTGTCGTAGTGTGCATCGAAGAGCCGAATAGCGTCTGCCTGGGTCTCCGGCTCCTCCCCCTTGCACAAATCGCCGAAGAACTCCTCCGCGTAGAACCTAAGTGCCTTCTTGGTAGCGTCGAGAGCACCCTGCACACCTTTGGACCACTTCACAGGGCATTGAGGAGAACCCACAGGTCCCTTTTGCCCCTCTGAAGCAGGAGTATGGTAGTACATCGCCTTCACGGAGCCCTCGTACAACCCAGGCCAACACGCTGGGCACGGTTTTCCGTAAAGGAAGCGGTTGTGCTTGGCGCAGCACGCATCGGCGGGGGTATTGAAGCGGTGACTCTTCAACAGGTCCACGTCGAGCTGAAAGCCAGGCAGGTGCACGCCACATATAATACACATGACCTCCGTGGGGCTTCGGAACGCCGCGCTGCCAATGGGGTGGCCGCAGGGGAGTAATACATTACTCATGGCGAGCCACCTCCAACGCTTCCTGCTGCTGCATGTACGCCGCCACACCCTTCAAAGTACCAAACACCGGGATACCACACATAGTTGCCCGCGCACTCTCCGCCCGTGCACCCGCCGACGCCTCCCAGTTGGGGAGTAGCACCATGATGTCGCACCGCTCCAGCAGCTCCACAGTCCCGGCCAACCAAAACTCCTCTGTCAACTGCCCGAAAAAGAGATGGGTGTTGGCATGGGGAATGAGGGGCATCACCCCCAGCTTCGCTACCTCCAGGGCAAGCTCCTCCGCTCGCCGCACATTCTGTGCGATGTCCCAGGTCGTTTCACCAGTGAACGGGCCTGCGATGTAAGCGATCTTCAACCGCCTCTTCGTCTTTGCCACTCTGCTCCCTCCGTTGGGTAAATATTTCGTCGCTGCAGCGTACATGCACAGCGCACCTTCTAGTACCACTACGTAGTACGTATTTGTGAGTGGTACACCGTACTACGGAGCGCCGTCCTTGTCCGACTCCCGGTGCGGAGCGTCGAGCACGTCATCCACGGCGACGAGCCCACGCTGCAGTGCACGCCACCCGCCGACCACGAACTTGAAGCCCAGCACGATGGTGAGGAGCGCAGCCACAATCAGCGCGTACACCCCCCAGAAGAACACCACACCACCTCTCGTGGCTTGTGGTTCAGAATCCTGCACCATCAATCACCTCCAGAATTCACGACCTGGGCACCCAGCGCAGCGCTGACAGCCTGTGGATGCCCCACGGGTGGTCTGGCCAGGGAGGGGGTAAACCAGACGCGTAGGTCGCCGCTCGCCGGGACGGCGTCGATGAGGCCCCGGTGAAAAGATACGGCGAGCAGTGAATCAAACATCTACACCAGCGATATCATTATATAATCCCATCTATTTTGAAGACTCGGAGCACACTCTACTCATAAAATCATACACTTAGCGGTATAAGTGTGAGAGTGGCCTGGCCCCTCCTGACCGCCCCATGACCCAATACAAGGAGTGGATAGGAGGGATAAGTGCAGTCAACTCTTGATGTTTCTGGCTCTTGTTCTAGCCCGGCGAGCGACCTCTTCCCCTCTTCCATCCTTCCGGAATCACTACATATACCTAGCTACTGTGCACTGCTCGGCGAGCGTCAATCAACTAGCATACTATAATATACTATACATGTAGAAGAGTTAAGTAGTAGTAGTAGGGAGACTGATGGGTTGAGGACAGCGATGTGATTATGTTGTAGTTACGTGGAGTTATCGAATCCTGTTCCAATATATTGATAAATGACGGGCACCCCCTACTTACATAATGGGGCACCGGGCAACGGTTCTATAAAGCTACGCTGCACCAATCAATACGTGCGGTTTTCGCCTGGACTATTGTGATTCTGCCGGGTTACACCCTACCTCTCCTCGTGCATTAAGGGAGTTCCCGCCGCCAGCGCCTTTTTACACCTACACGCACACACATGCTCTCCTGGTCACTGTGACAAATACGCCCACCGACTGTGACTAACACGCACACATGCTGTGCCGAGACGCGCGGTGTAGTATGATTCCACACCCCACCTCACATGCACATACTCCTCCAGCTCGCTGCCCAGGTCTCAGCCCCCTCTCAACCATTCCGCTGCCCGGTTTGTTTACTATGTAGTAGTGGGTCGCCGTCATTTATCGTTGCGTACAAAGAGGAGCATCACACTGCTGAGAATCATGGGCTTTTCTCACCCCTGTCCTCAACCCGACACTTTTGCCTTGACCCACCCCCTAACACTGTGTTTGTTATGTTTTATCGGATGTGACGGACCACACGACAAAAACCACGCAGGCTCAGTTTACGAGAGTCTGCTGAAATGACAAGGAGTTAGAGATGCGCGACCGTTGGTACGGTGTCACCCTCCCCGACGAGGATTACGTAAAGATTACAAAGCTCAAGAAGTTATTGCGCTACGTAAAGAACAGCAAGAACACGCCGCTCACTGGGCGCTTCTACAACGACACAATGGGCATGATTTACTGGCCACACGTCTTCGCAAACAAGCGATTTCTTGACTACTTCGCGGATATTGTGCTCCCCCGCAACCAGATGGAGGCCGAGGCACACAAGCTGTGTCCTGTGCACCACGTCCGCAAGCACAACGACTTCATCACCTGGCTGCAGCAGCGCACGCGTATGTTCACAGAGCACCTGCTGGGCTCCCTGCTCGTCCCAGCGGCCACGCCCCCTGGCGTGGTATGCATGGAGTACGCGGCGGCTCACGGCGAGCCCAGCGAGCCCATGCACAATCGGGCCAACTACACCACGTTCCGGCGGCTCACCATCACCGACAAGGCACTGGCACGTGTACTGCAGACTCCCGACACGCGGTACGAGCTGGCAGTGCATGAGTTACCAGACCCACTGCGCCTGATACACCACGCCTGGAAGGCGCTGACGCAGCGGGCCACCAACGCCTACGACCCCACGCAGGTGGGCATCGAGTACACCCACACCGGCTGCATGTTCATCAACTGGGATATCTTCCGCGTCTCCTCCCGCTGGCCCAAGGAGGTTGGCTGCTCGGCAGCGAGCGCCATGTTGGATATCGAAAAACTGTCCAGCTCCCACACCCTGCGCAATGGTATGGCCACCCGGGACCTGGACCCCACGGTGGACCGCATCGGGCGCTTCCGCACCCGGGTGTACAAGAGCGATTATGTGCGCCAGGCCATGTCCACCGACCTGTTCGTGGCCCCCACCGCAGACGACAGCGACTACATCCCCTCCGCCACCGTCATCGACCCACTGTACCTGGTAAAGCGCCAGCATTTGTTCGATGGAACCTGGCACTACCAGCAGCGCAGTAAGCAGCTCAACGCCAAGCGGCGTAGCCGGGTGTCCCGGGACTCACCGGAGGCTGAGGCCACCGCCACTACCAAGGTCTACTCCTTCATGTTCAAGCCGGTGGATCACCTCAAGGACATCATCACAGAGCACCAGCTCGCGCTGTGGTTTGACCCCAACCACGAGGAGCGTGTGTACGGTATCCGACGCAAGAAGGCGATGCTCTTCACCCGCCCAGAGCTGCTCGGCCAGGCAAGGCAGGACTGCCCCGCAGAGGTGGAGGTGTGGCTGCGCGCCGTGGACTCCCTCAAGCTGGTGGAGTCGTACCGTGATGACGGTGCCGTGGGCAACATCCAGGAGCAGCTCCGCTCTGAGTTCTACAAGCAAGCTCGCCAAGAGCATCTCAACGAGATTGGTCCCCAGGTTCTGGAGCACTTCGTGAGCTACGAGCTGCTGTCCAAGGACGAACAGTACCAGGTGCGTGAAGCAGCGAAGCGCCTGCATCGGGACCGGAGCGGAGACGAAGGTGCTGTCCCTGGCCGGTGGTGGCTGGACAAGACCGCGCAGCTCGCCCGTGAGTTCGTCAAGGCAGATACCATCCGGCGCATTGTCAATGTGACGCTGCCCGGCGAGCGGAGTGTTAGCACCCAACACTTCTACACCCCCGAGGCAATCAAGCTGTTTCAAACCTTCACCCAGGGAGCCATGGGTTCCCCTTCTGGGGACGTCGCACCCGACAGCCATATGGAGCGGGCGACCATGAACCAGCTTGCCCCGACGCCGTATCTGCTGGCGTGGACCCGCTTCTGCCTGGGTATGCAGGGCAAGGCCAACTCCTTCGCCATCAAGGAGGAGCACCAGCGTTGGACACCCGCAGAAGACATCGTCCTCGCACAGCACATCCACATCAACCAACCGAGGATGTCCCGCACCCAGTGGGGCAAGCTGCTCGCGGCTCTGCCAGCACGCAATGAGTCTGCGTGCCGGTACCGCGCTCGTACGGTGAATCTGTTGCTCGCCAAGGGGCTGACCGCTGCTCAGCGAGCGAAGTATCGTATGGGCAATGTGGAGCTGAAGACGGACCAGGCGATGGCGCGCAAGACCATTTTCATCTACGGGTACCTGATGTACTACCAGCGGTCGGGCCGCAAGCTGTTGCGTACCTTGCCCGGTGTGCGCAATATCCTTAAATTGACAGGACCTCAGTTGGAGCGCTTGCCGCTGCCCACATCCTACGCCGGTGACTTCTTCTCCACGTTCGGTGAGGCGTCACCATCGTTCTCTTGATGCGTCTTCACACGCAGGTCAAGCATCAGCGCGGAGGCGACGTAGCGGTCCCACGTGCACATCTTCTTGTCGTGCATGTACAGCCGTTTGTGGTGTGCCCGTTCCTCTATGGAGTAAGCGCCGAAGGGCTGCTTCTCCCCCCGCTTGTCTTTCGAACGTACGTTATGTGGGTTGGTGGTGATGTTGGTGCCCCACCGAGACCAGAAGCCGTACCCGTTCGATGTGTCGTGGAGGATGGGAACCCGTGAAGTATTGATGTTGAGTTCCTCCCCCACGATGCGTACGAGCGGGATGGTGAGGCAGTCCGTTTTGCCGAGGAACTGCGTGGTGCCGTTCGCCAACGTTGTTTCGTACGGATTACGGTTGAAGGCCCAGCACCCAATGGCACCTTTGCGTATGTACAGCTCCTGACCCAAGAGGGTCTCCGGGCTAGGGCGGCGGTGGTCGTAGTTCCCCACGTGCTGAGCCACGGCGTACGCCCGCGTCCACGCGCTCTCTTTCAATGGGCTATGTATCGTTTCATCTTTGCGCATCACGTCGCACATGTACCGTACGCCACCGTATTGAAAATGGACCACCCCACACCGAGCGCAGATCCTCATGGTGAAGAAGCGGACTGCGCTCGGTGGAATCACCTTCGTCATGCACACAATTTGTAGTGGGCATTTGAAACAGTCGGTTTGTAGTGTGGGAGGTGTGGTCAGGTACGGGAAGAAGTCGCAGTGCGGGTCATGCTCCAGGTCGAAGTTCTTCAGTTCCTCCTCCAAGACGAGATCATCCAAGACGTGTATTTGTGTGACGGTGCTTGGGCCTGTGGGGGCACCTTGAACGATGACGGGCTGCGCCGACCCCATGGTGTACACGTGTTGCAAGTTCCTGGGAGGGCTTACCGTAATGGTCTGTAGGTGGCCCACGGGTTTGCCACCAATGACGATGACACCCTTCCCTTTGTTTGTAACTTTTACAGTTGACACGCCACTACTTTGCCATGACCATCAGCCCTTCAATCAAACCACCCGCCGACAGGTTCCCCGGCGGCTTCGGCCCGAGAGGCAACCCCGCCGGGAGGTTTGAGCGTCCTCGGATTTCACTGTCCCTGGGCGCTTTTTTATATCCTTCGTTGGGTGCCCTGATTTACGGCGTAAACTCTATTTGGGTGGCACCTTCCGGAAGACCACCGGGAGCCAGTGCGGTTTTTTGTAGCCCTTCGCAGGAGGCTTCTGCACGATTGGAAAGTTTAACATCCCTCCATCCACCATGTAGACGAGTGTCGTCGTGGGGTGGGATTCCAAACCGGGCGCGTCGCACAGCGCACTTGTAACTTCCAGAAACTGAGCACTAACACCTGCCCAGAAAATGATGTTGGGATCTTTTTCCGAGACCCTAACGTAGTCACCGGGGACTTCAAAACTGTCTTCGAACAAGTACATCAACTCCTGGTACGAAACGTTATCCAATGTGCGTACGTACAGCAGCGCCATCTCCTGATACTTCTCCTCTTTTTGCAGGGCGCGTAGTTCTTCGCGTATCTCCAGCGGGGCACGGTCTATACCACTAGCGCGGTTCACCTGGATGTACCGCTGTCGTAGCGGTCCTGTGACTCGATGGCGGCAATGGCGAGCGCCGCAACACGAATCATGTACTTGCGGAACCCAGCACGCCGCGCAGTTGTGCGATTGCACTCTGTGAGCTGCTTGCGGATGAAGGTAATCCATTCATGGAATGCGTGGTTGTCGTCGTGCTCTGGACCACCCCACTGCTCATCCTGTGCAATGCGCTCAGCGAGGATGTCCTGGAACACACGGTTGCTGGCCCCGGGGACCACGAGCACATCCGGGTTCTTCACCTGGACGTCTTCATCAGCACACTGCTGCGCCACTAACCCCCCATGCACAAGCGCGGTCTTCGCCTTCAGGCTCGCGATGAGCCAGTTGAGGTACCAGACAGCCTTTTCTAGGTCCTTGACGCCGTCGACGTCCCGCCAGCGAGCGATGTACTTCAGGGCGTTGCCATCACAGAAACCTGCGCCCCATGCCATGATGACCTTGATTGCTTCGTACGTGGTGTCACCACCGTAGTGGTTAGGGTGGTTGATCTGCTCTTCACCTTTGTTGTCGCCGCTCATACTGCCTTTGGCCTCCTTATGCGTTTTTGTAATATGAGTTCGTCGTACTGTGGTTGGGCTGGTGGATCAGTGGGTAGCACCCACCTTTCGGGCTGGAAGAACCCGGCGCTCGCGCTCCTATTGTCTGGTAAATCAGCCACTACACGTCGGCCAGTATGGTGTGGGAACATACTTCTACCATCTGCATCAAAAACATGTCCCCGCGCCTTGGGTCTACAGTGATTACCCTCGAAGTCTCTCCCACCGTATAGAAACCAGTCACCTGGATTCAAGTCCCCAATTTGGACTGGGGTACCGTAGTGTTTTAGATGGCAGCGGGTACATATTCCGTAATAAGAGTCAGCGCCCCCACCACACTCACAGCACGGAACGACTACTGAGCCCTCCATAACCATCAGGGCAGCAACACCGGGAGGTGCTCCACGAACAGGTCGCGCACCTGGTTCATGATGTCGCGGATCTCCCACTGGGCGTGGGGGTCGCAGCGCATCTTGAACACGTGGAGCCACTGGCGCAGGTTGAAGGTGGTGTACACGGCGGTCGCCGTTGCCGTGTGGGCAGGGAGAAGCGAGCGTCCTCAGCGGGGATACCCAACTCACGGAGGCGCTTGTACATCACGTAGTCCATGCGGGAGGTGTGCAGGAAGGCGTACAGCGCTGAGTTAAGGGGTGTGGACTCCAGGAAGTACTCGGAGATCATGCCGTCCTCGGGGAGGCAGTGTTCATCCTTGCCCATGATGCTCGGCGGAACGATGATCTTCAGCGCGTCGTGCTTGTCGGTGTTGGAGTAGTCGCAGTAGCGCATGGACTCCTGCGTGAAGGCAGCGAGACGGTGCCGGACGAGCTGGTGGCTCATGGCCCGGGACCCGGTGAACAGCACCGTGATGGAGGCGTGTTCCAGAATGCTCTCGTGGCCCATCTTCATGGCCACCTTGGCGATGAACTTCTCGGCGCTGCCTTCCCTGATGCGACCCTCGCTGCGGTGGCTAACACGGCCACACTCCTCACACAGCTCCAGCAGCTTGTGCCAGGTGGACACGTCGGGGGTGATGACTTCAGCGCTCGGTTTGATGATTTGCAGCATATCTCTTCGACTCCTGAGTTTGTTAGTGTTTATGAAAACAACAACGCGATGGTGAGCACGGCGCACAGCACGCCCAACCCGATGGTTGCGTAGACCCAGAGACGTGTGAACTGGCCCTGCGTCGTCATCGCGTCCTCGAATGCTTGGCGCTCTATTCTCGCGACGGCGGTGTTTTCGTTGAGTGTTTGCACCGCATTCTTGTAGTTGAACTCCGTTACCCGCAGCGCATCACTCAGCTTTCGCACTTCAGCCAGGGCTTCACCGCGCTCACGGTGGCATCGCTTCCCATCTCCCTGCGCAGTGTGGAGGTCCTTTCGCAGCACTCGGATTATTTCATCCTTGCTCGGCATGACTACTTCCCTCGTCTCTGGTAAGCGCGCACTCTATCACTCTTGGGGGCCAATTCGTCCAGCCATTCCGTCAAGACCTTACGCACCTTCTTGCTCTGCGCAGTCTTGTTCGTGGGCATACGCTCCTCGACCCACTGCCCGGCGATCAGTGCAGCGTTGAACCTATCACCCCACACCAGACCTTTGGGGTCCACGGGGAGCATGATGAGCGTGTGTACCTGCTCGGAACTCTTCACCAGGATGCGACCCTTGTCGCCCGCCTTGTTCACGAAGAGGACGGCTTGTCCTGGCTTCAGTTTGTACTGGCTGGAAGTGAGGTGCATCGTGTTGGCTTGCCAACTCACCGTGCGCAGATCTGTTGGGCGCACGACAGTCTTGATGACCCATTCGTGGGACATGAGGCTCCTTCTTTTTTAGGGTGGTGGGGGTAGTAACAAGCAAGTGGGGCACGTCACAGATATGAAGCCTCTGTGCTGGCGTGGGAGACATTGGCCGTTGTCGCCAGTACAAGGCCCTGGCGCTGGCGTAACGACGTGTATCGCTCGTCACAAATACAAAGCCCCTGTGCTGGCGTAGCGTCAATCGTTTCAAGTCACAAATACTAAGCCTTTGTGCTGGCATAATGGTATCTGGCTTAGGGGCACAAATACAAAGCCTCTGCGCTGGCGTTGCCACCTATGTTGCACGTCATCAGTATAAAGCCCTGACGCTGGCCCTTAGATACGTTCAGCGTTGGGGGCACAGATATCAAGCCTCTGCGCTGGCATAAGTGCACTCCAGACCTGGGTCACGAATACGAAGCCTCCGTGTTGGCATTATCCAGGTACGTCCATCGGCGTCAGTACAAGGCCCTGACGCGGGCGTAGGAGAGAAGTCTGGATCACAGATACAAAACCTCTGCGCGGGTGTAAAGACGACTGCGAGGTCGGCGCAGAAACAAAGCCTCTGCGCTGGCGTGAAGAAACTATACAAGGCGCTACAGATACGAAGCCTCTGTATCGGCGTCAAACCAACCCATGTGCTTATCACGAGTATGAGGCCCCCGTGCTGGCATGGAAGTAGAATCCTAGATCAAGGCGGTAGTACAAAGCCCCATCGCTGGCATTATTGATCAGGCAATTCTATCGCAGATACCAAGCCTCCGCGCTGGCGTTATCGATTTCCTCAATGGCGCAGATACAACGCCCCTGCGCTGGCACAGCATGTTCATGATGGCGGTCACAGATACAAAGCCTCTGCGCTGGCGTATACAAAGCGAAGTACGTTGTGGGTACGAAGCCCCCGCGCTGGCACAGACGTTCAAGAAGGCGTCGTCAGTACAAAGCCCCAACGTTGGTGTAGGAGAGAAGCCTGAGTCACAGATACGAAGCCTCTGTGTTGGCGCAACAGCAGGGCGGTTAATGTCGTCGGTACAACGCCCCGACGCGGGCACGGTTCCGTTTGGGGGTAGGTCGTCGGTACAACGCCCCAACGCGGGCACTGAACAAGTTGGAATTCGGTCACAGATACGAAGCCTCTGCGCTGGCATAGGGAGCTATGTCTATCGTTGTCAGTACAAAGCCCTGGCGCGGGCGTAATGCTCATGGTGGCGGTCACAGATACAAAGCCACCGTGCTGGCGTATAACATAGCGTTCATCATAGGCGCAGATACGAAGCCTTCGCGCTGGCACAGATTAGTGTAGTAGTTTCACAGGCTGCTTGTCACAGATACCAAGCCTCTGTGCGGGCACCACCAGGAGTCCCACATGGGCACAAGTACAAAGCCCTCATGCTGGCGTTGTTATGCATTTTTCGTGTGGCGCTTTGCCCACTTCGCTTGGCGGGGTGCGGTATTTACGGCGTAATCCTTGACCTTGGTGGGCACAGCTTCCTTAGCCCCCTGCTGGTGTTCGTCCCAGCGAAGCAGCAGGTTGTGCGCTGCGTTAGCGTCCTGATCCCAGTTTGCCTGGCACTCGCTGCATGTGTGCATCACCTCTTTTGAGGCGTCCCAGGGTTCTTCCGGGTGGTCGCCACACACCGCACAATCCTGTGTGGTCATCGCTGCATTCACCTCAGCGACGGCGCCGAGACGCATCGCAAACCCATTGATGAGGTTGCTACGCAGTACCGAACACGCGGCGTCCCGTTGGTACAACCGGGCAGAAGCGATCTCTCCCTTATCAGACTCGGGGAGGACGTGCCGTTGCATTACGCTCAAATCGAACTGTTCCAGGACAAGAGTGTGGTACTTCCGCGAGAGGCGAGCGGCGATGTTACGGTACTGGTCCTTGCGGCGAGCGAGGCTCTTGTCACGTTGATTTGCTTCCCAGGACAACAGGTGCTTATCCTGCTTACGCCAGTCTTCCAAGCGCGGGTAGGCCAGGGTGTCACCTGCGAAGCGGGAGTCCCGCCACGTACGTGCAAGCGCCGCTAGGCGTGCCGTTGAACGCCAAGCATGCAACGTCGTTGCAGCCTCAATCAACCAGTCAGGGAGCGACGCCCCTTGTTTCGTTTGGCGGCGCATCCACGCAGCCAGCCAATCACGCTCAATGTTGAAGTTCTTGTCACGTGTGCTGCGCAGGTCCTCGACCTTGCGGAACCCAGAGCGGACAGCCCCCTCAAGGAGGATCTCCTCCTCATATCCTTGGTTGTCACGGAAGTACGCGACACGGAGGAGTCCACTGGGACGCACACGCCACCCAATGTCCACGGCCACAGTGCCAGTGCCACATGTTTCGCGGCGCCAGCCATCAGGGAGCGACAATGTAAAGTGGACGCTCCAGCGATCCTTGCCCGCCAGGCGTTCACGCAGAACTTTGACATCCTTGATCGTGGCCACCCGAGGCAGAGGACGGTGCAGGATGAGCGGCCAGGTTGCCCAGATGGGCGTCGTTTTGCCCTGCACGGTACCAACACGCATCTTCAACTCAGAGCGCTTCGGGTTCGAACCGACGAAGATGCGCAGAAGTGTACTGTCACAGGCTAGTGCCTCAAAACTACTCAACCCTTTTTGTATCTGTACAGCGACGGCACCATGCCCCGTCCAACGCCGAAAGTGGGGGTCCACAAACGCAGCTTTGCGTGCTGCATCCACGGCCTTCTCAATAATTAGATATGTACCCCAGTAGCAACCACAGATTGCGCGTTCTTTCCGGATAGTAGCCTGCGCACTTTCATTCACCTTGTTGATGGCTGTCTGTACCGCCGTGTCATCCTTGAGTGCAGCTTTAGCCTTGCGCAGTTCCGCACGCACTGTCTTGAGCTGCTGCCGTGCAATCTTCACACGCTTCCGTTGCTCCTTGGTGGAAGAACGTGAACGTGATGCTCTGTGTGTCGCCCGGAGATCAGCGATTGCAGCATCAACGACTGCTTTTTTCGCTGTCGCTTCTTCTTCGAGAGGTTCTACCGTCGGATGGACACCCATGATGGCGCGTACCTTCTTACGGCGGTCACGTTCAATCTCGATGAGTTTGTTGTAATACTGATGTGCCA